CGTTGTAAGCAATTATTTTTTTATTATGGATCTTGATAAAATTCAATTAATGTGGGAAAATGATTCAGTCATTGATCCAGACAATCTTCATGATGAAAGTTTAAAGATTCCTCAATTACATTGTAAGTATTATACCATCTATAACACAATTACTCTGTTGAGAGAAAGAGCAAGAGACTCTTATAACAAAGTAAAATTGGAAAGATATAATTATTATACCGGAAAAGCACCAGCAGAGGTATATGCTGAAGATCCATTTCCTTATAAAGTAAGAGAAAAGGATGCTATTCAAAGATATATTGAAGCAGATGAAAAATTAACTAAGTTCGATCTTAAGATTAGATATTACGATACAACACTTAAGTTTTTAGAAGAAATTATTAAAACAGTTTCTAATAGAACCTTTCAAATTAAAAACGCAATTGAATGGCATAAGTTTCAATCTGGATTCAATTAAGGTCTATAAATATTTTTATATTGATCTAGATGAATGTCACATTTGATTATATCAAAGAAGAATGAAGTATATCTTCATGTTGATTCTGAGGTTCATATTCATTACGAATTAGCAGATCAATTTACATTTGAAGTACCTGGTGCTCAATTTTCTCCATCGTATAAGAAGAAATATTGGGACGGAAAAATTCGTTTATTTAATATTCAGACGAAGGAAATATATATTGGTCTTTTAGATCGCATCGTTCAATTTTGTAAAGATCACGGATACACTTACGAATTTAAAGATAATAAGTATTACGGATTACCGTTTGAAATTAATGATGGCATATCCAAAGAAGGTGTTAAAGATTACGTAACTGCAATATCAAAATACAAACCTAGAGACTATCAGATAGAAGGCGTATACGACGCCTTAAGACATAATCGTAAGTTGCTGATATCTCCAACTGCTTCTGGAAAGTCTTTGATGATATATTCTCTCGTGAGATACTATGTTGAGAAGCAACAAAATATCTTGATAGTTGTTCCGACGACTTCGCTAGTAGAGCAGATGTATAAAGATTTTGAAGATTATGGGTGGAATGTGGGTTCATATTGCCACAAAATCTATGCCGGAAAGGAGAGAGAAACTGACTCTCAAGTGATTATAACAACTTGGCAGTCTATCTATAAATTGCCAAGACAGTATTTTTCCAGATTTAATGTGGTTATTGGAGATGAAGCACATCAGTTCAAAAGTAAATCATTAATATCTATAATGACAAAACTTGCCGATGCCAAATATAGATTTGGATTTACCGGAACTCTTGACGGATCTCAAACTCACAAATGGGTGTTAGAAGGATTGTTTGGTCCTTCATATAAAATTATTAAAACTGATGAGTTAATGAGTAAAGGGCACTTGGCCAAACTTGATATTAATGTAATTCTACTGAAGCACTTACCGAATAAATTTGAAACTTATGAGGATGAAGTTCAGTACATCATAGGTCATGAACGAAGGAATAGGTTTATTAAAAATCTAGCACTTGATCTAAAAGGAAACACTCTAATACTTTTTGCAAGAGTTGAAGGTCATGGTCAACCGCTATATGAATTAATAAATAGTAGTAACTTGATTGAAAATCGTCATGTGTTTTTTGTTCATGGTGGTGTTGCCACTGAGGACAGAGAAAAAGTAAGAGAGATTACCGAAAAAGAAACTGGTGCAATTATTGTAGCATCTTATGGAACTTTCTCCACAGGAATTAATATTAAAAACCTTCATAACGTCATTTTTGCTTCTCCATCTAAGTCAAGAATTAGAAATTTACAGTCAATAGGAAGAGTCCTCAGAAAGGGAGATAAAAAAACAAAAGCAACTTTATATGATATTGCCGATGACATCAGTTACAAATCCAGAAAAAATTATACATTAAACCACTTGATTGAAAGAATTAAAATTTATAACGAAGAAAATTTTAATTATGATATTGTAAACATACCGCTTAAAAACTAATGGGTGAAGAATTCTATTCAATAATAAAACTAGTATCAGGAGAAGAAATATTTTCTCTCATCTCAATTGAAGATGAAGAGGATCCAGCAATCATTCTTCAAAATCCTGTAATTATGAAGTTAATTCATCATAAGACAGGAATGCATGTCAAAATAAAACAATGGATTGATTTGTCTGATGAAGATATTTTTATAATTAAGTCTGATAAAATTATTACAATGACAGAAAGTAATGATCAAAAACTAATTGGAATTTATAATGACTTTATTGAAGATTCTAGTGAGGAAAATATTGATGTTGGAAATCCAGATAGTTTCTACACTAGACCGTCTACTAAAATGGGATACATATCTTCTGTTGAAAAAGCAAGAAAGGAGTTAGAAAATATATTCAATAAAGAAATTCAAGAGAATCAATCTCCTGAGTAATAGCTAGATAGAACTTATCTCTAACGGGGACAAACCTAGTCTATACGTAATTACCAATCTTGTCAAGCCTTAAAAGTATGCTATAATAATATTAATAATATTAATAAAGGCGAGGAAACTCAATGCTATGCCTAAGAAAAAACCAGAACATTACGTAAATAACAAAGAGTTGCTAGAAGCAATGATTGTCTATCGCACCAAAGTTGGTATTGCGAGAGAAAAATTTATTGAAAAATATGATAAAGATCCACCAAAGTCTGGAGCATGGGAAGGTAAACCTAGAATTCCTAATTATCTTGGTGAATGTTTTTTAAAGATTGCAACTCATCTTTCATATAAACCAAACTTTGTCAATTATATGTTCCGTGAGGATATGATTTCTGATGGTATTGAAAACTGCGTTCAATACATTCATAATTTTAATCCAGAGAAATCTCAAAATCCCTTTGCATATTTTACTCAAATTATTCACTATGCTTTCCTGAGAAGAATTCAAAAGGAGAAAAAGCAATTAGAAATTAAAACAAAGATCATTGAACGCACAGGATTTGATGAAGTTATGGTTATTGACAACAATGAACTTTCAGGTAATAATGCTGAGTATAACTCCATTAAAGACAACATTCAATATCGTAACCGATAAAAAATTATGAAAGATTATTCGCGATATCTTGAGTTACGTCAAGTTGATGAACTCAAAGATCTTTTTGACAAATATGGATGGGAAGCATCCGATGATATTGTCGTTGAGATGGCTGGCACTCAAGTTTCTGGTATTGATGTGGGTGAGGAGTATAATAGAAAGTGGCAGTCTCCTATTGGCACTCGTAAATATAACAAAGATGCATTCATTGTTATCAAAAACCTTTCTCGTGATCCTGTCGTATCTTCTAAACCAATGGACAGGGATCACAAACCTCATCATTCCAAATGAAAATAGCAATCATTACAGATACTCATTATGGTGCTAGAAAGGGTTCTAAGCACCTGCATGATTACTTTGAGAAGTTCTATGATGATGTGTTCTTTCCGACCCTAGAGGAGCAAGGAATCACTACTGTGGTTCATATGGGTGATGCCTTTGATAGTCGTAAGTCAATTGATTATCAAAGTCTTGAGTGGTCAAAGAGAGTTGTATTTGATAGACTCAAAAACTACGACGTTCATATGATTGTAGGAAATCATGATTGTTATTATAAGAATACCAATAATGTAAACTCTCCCGAACTTCTTCTGCAGACTTATAATAATATCAGAACTTATAATAAAGTGTCTGAAGTATTTTTAGATAAAACTAAAGTATTGTTTATTCCTTGGATTAATGCAGAAAACTTTGAGGAGACTGTCAAGGTTGTCAAAACTACTGACAGCATATGTGCGATGGGGCACCTTGAACTTAACGGATTCAGAGCGCATCGTGGACATGTCATGGAAGACGGTATGGCGTGCGACTTATTTGACAAGTTCGACAAAGTGTTTTCGGGACACTACCATACACGGTCAGATAACGGAAAAATTTTCTACCTAGGAAATCCTTATGAGATGTTCTGGAACGATGTGAATGATACAAGAGGATTTCATATCTTCGATACGGATACCCTCACTCATACCCCAGTTAATAATCCTTATAAATTATTTTATAATATCTATTATGAGGATACTAATCATAAACTCTTCAATGCAACTGAGTATGAGAACAAGATTGTAAAGGTTATTGTTCGTAAAAAAACAAAACCCAAAGATTTTGAAAAGTTTATTGATAAGTTGTATTCTATTGGCGTCCAAGATCTAAAAATCATTGAAAACTTTGACATTCAAGAAAATGAAGATTTTGAAATAGGAGAGGAAGAAAATACTCTTTCAATTCTAAGTCGTTATATTGATGAATCTGAAACACAATATGATAAAAATATCATTAAGAATATTTTTCAAGAACTCTATAAACAAGCTTGCGAGGTAGAATAAAATGTATCTCCTCACTCTCAAAGAAAGTAAAGATGAGGGTGCTTATGCCGTACAGGATAAGTATGGTGATAAGGTCCTTTTTCTTTTTGAGGAGGAAGATGATGCTGTTCGTTATGCTATGATGCTTGAAGAACAAGAAGAACAAACTATGGATGTTGTTGAGGTTGACGATGAACTTGCTATAAAAACTTGTAAAATACACAGTTACAAATATACTGTAATTACTTCTGATGACATTGTGATTCCCCCCAAGAATGATAACCTTTAAAAATATTAAGTACAAGAATTTTTTAAGTACTGGAAATAATTGGACTGAGATTGATTTTCAGCAATACAATACGAACCTTATCATTGGAACGAATGGTGCGGGAAAAAGTTCTATGCTGGACGCACTTACTTTTGTACTGTTCAATAAACCATTTCGTAAGATTAATAAACCACAACTAATCAATACTACAAACGAAAGGGAGTGTTTGGTTGAGATTGAGTTCTCTGTAAATAGTCGTGATTATTTGGTTCGTCGTGGAATCAAACCAAATGTATTTGATATTGAGGTGAATGGTAATCCACTTCATAAGGAAGCAGATGATCGTGCCAATCAACGCATTCTTGAGGAAAGCATTCTTAAAGTAAATTATAAATCATTCACACAAATTGTAATCCTAGGCAGCAGTACCTTTGTGCCTTTCATGCAACTCACAACTTCTAATCGCCGTGAAGTGATTGAGGACTTGTTGGATATTCGCATCTTCTCTGCGATGAATAATTTGGTCAAAGAAAAACTGAGAATAATGAGAGAACAATCTAAATCTTTAGATCTGAAAAAAGATAATATCAGAGATAAGATTGGGATGCAGGAAAATTTTATTAATGAACTTGAAGAGAGGGGTAATGCCAATATAAATGCAAACCAAGAAAAAATTAATTCCTTGGATGCAGAAGTTCTTGCTTACATGAAAGAGAATTCTATCCTTGAAGAAGATGTATTTAAGTTCATTAAGGAACAAGAAACTGTCATTGGAGCAGGAGAAAAATTAGTAAAACTAAACAATCTCAAAGGAAAACTCTCCCAAAAAGTAGGCACAATTACCAAAGAACATAAGTTTTTTACCGAAAATACGGTTTGTCCTACTTGTACCCAGGACATAGAAGAAGAGTTTAGGTTAAATAAGATTGTAGACGTTCAAAATAGAGCAAAAGAACTCCAGAGTGGTTATCAAGAACTAGAAACCACCATTAAGTTTGAACAAGAAAAAGAACGTCAATTCAACTCACTATCTAAGGAGATTACTAAACTCAATAATGGCATTTCTCAAAACAATACTAGAGTGTCTGGATGTCAGCGACAAATCCGAGATTTGGAATCGGAAATTCAGAGACTTACCCAGCAAGTTGCAAATAGAAATACTGAACATGAGAAGTTAGCAGAGTTTAAAGTAACCCTCCAAAATACAATTGAAGACCTGTCCGATAAACGGATTGAAATGTCAAATTATGACTTTGCATATTCACTGCTCAAAGATGATGGTGTAAAAACAAAGATCATTAAAAAATATATTCCTTTCATCAATCAACAGGTTAATCGTTATCTGCAGATGATGGACTTCTATATTAACTTCAATTTGGATGGTGAATTTAATGAGACTGTAAAATCTCCAATTCATGAAGATTTTTCTTATGCTTCTTTTAGTGAAGGTGAGAAAATGAGAATTGACCTAGCACTTCTTTTCACATGGAGAGAAGTTGCCCGTGTTAAGAATTCTGTCAATACGAATCTTTTAATTATGGATGAAGTATTTGACTCTTCACTTGATGGATTTGGCACAGAAGAATTTCTTAAAATTATTAAATATGTCATTAAGGGTGCCAACATTTTTGTAATATCTCATAAATCAGATTTGCATGACAAGTTTGACAATGTGATAAAATTTGATAAAATAAAGGGGTTCAGTAGAAAGGTATCATGAACTGGAGAGAAGAATATAAGAAGATGAAGAAACTGTCTTTGAGGGAAATGGAACTTCTCAAAAATGGACCAGATAGTCTGGCATCTTCTTGGAGACTTCAATCCATGTATAATAACTGGAAACGTATCAAAGGTATTTCTGATGACAACACCTAATTGGCAACATCACTCCAAGAAGGAGAAGAAACGCACTCTCAAACCTCAGGCATTGAGGTCTAGTAGAGAGGCACTCAGACAATTTAAGAAGTGTCACATGAACCCGTTCAAGAAGCGGGTTTCGTTGTATTATGAGTCCATACGAACGAACTTCAATGACCGTTTCCCACGAGATTAAATCTCAACTGGCCAAACTACTGGCAACCGAAGATTTGATTGTGGAGCACAAGAAAGTCGAAACTGCTTGCTTCAACGTCCATACTCGGGTTCTGACACTTCCAATGTGGGAAAAGGCAAGCAATAGTGTTTATGACATGCTAGTGGGTCATGAGGTGGGACACGCACTTTATACTCCTGATAGAGATTGGTTTTTGGAACTAAAGATTCCTCCACAGTTTGTGAATGTGGTTGAAGATGTCCGCATTGAAAAACTTATAAAACGTAGGTATGCGGGTATTGGCAAAACATTTTATCGTGGTTATCAGGAACTTGCCGATCAGGATTTTTTTCAGATTGCTAATGAAAATGTCAATCTTATGAATCTTGCCGACAAAGCAAATCTATATTTTAAGATTGGAAATTTTACGAATATTTCTTTTACTGAAGATGAGATGGCAATCATTCGCATAATTGATGGTTGTGAGGATTTTGATGACACTTTATTTGCAGCAGAGGTTCTGTATAAATTTTGTAAAAAAGAACAAGAAAAAGAACAAGATACTAATATTGATAATCAAAATAGTCAACAATCTGATGATGAAGATTCTACTGAAGGATCTGAATCCGGAGATTCTGAAGAAGGAGATTCGGCAGACTTAGAAACTCCTTCATATGAGCAGAAGGGGGGAGATGTTGGTAATGAAACTTTGAATGATGAACCAGAAGTTTCTACTGCAAGTAATTTAGAAGATGCACTTAAACAACTTATAGATCATAGTGGATTTGAAAATGTTTATTTGGAGTTTCCTAAACTTGACTTGAAAAAAGTTGTCGTTTCTAATTCTGAGATTCATGAACTTTGTGCCGAAAACTGGAAATCTTATATTGAAAACGAAAGTGAATACACAAAATCATTTCCGGTAAGTTTCAGTATTTCTAAGGTTGATTTGGAATATTCCAAGTTCAAACGTTCTGCTCAGAAAGAAGTTAGTTATTTGGTAAAGGAGTTTGAATGTAAAAAAGCAGCAGATGCGTATTCTCGTGCTTCTACATCTCGCACTGGTATTTTAGATTGCTCTAAACTTCATACCTACAAATATAACGAAGACCTTTTTAAAAAAATTACTACCATTCCTGATGGTAAAAATCATGGTCTGGTATTTGTTTTAGATTGGAGTGGTTCTATGGGTAATGTTTTACTTGATACTATGAAACAACTTTTTAATCTGGTTTGGTTTTGTAAGAAAGTAAATATTCCATTTGAAGTGTATGCATTCACTAATGATTATCCCTTAGTTGATGAAAGTACCGGTCATAGGGAAATTTCTTATGAGAAAAAACCTGGTCTTGTATATGTTCCTGAATGGTTTTCTATGATGAATTTCCTTACCAGTAAGGTCAATGGAAAAGTTTTAGATGAGCAAATGAAAAATATTTTCAGAGTTGCATATAGTCATGAGTATCACTGTTCTTTTAGACCTCCTGTTGGTTTAGGACTTTCTGGCACTCCCTTGAATGAGGCAATGATTTCTCTTCATCAAATCTTACCAAAATTTAAAGAAGAGCATAAACTTCAAAAAGTTCAGTGTGTCGTTTTAACTGATGGAGAGGGATGTTCTTTAAGATATCATCGTCAGATTGATCGCGGATATGTTGACGGTCCTTTTCTTGGAACTGGTAATATTGGACATAGATGCGTTTTGAGAGATAGAGGAACTGGAAACACGTATACCTTCAGTGATGAATGGGACGAAATGACCGATGTTCTTCTTCGCAACCTAAGGGATAATTTTGTTGATATAAATTTCATCGGTATTCGTATTCTTCAATCCCGTGATGCTAAATCGTTTATGCGTAAGTACTATAAATTTTATTCTGAAGAATTTCGTAAACTAGAAAGTGTATGGAAAAAAAGAAAATCTTTTACAATTAAAACTTCTGGATATCATAGTTATTTTGGTTTATCATCTTCTGCCTTAAATAGTGATGATGAATTTGAAGTGAATGAAGATGCAACCAAAACTCAGATTAAGAGTGCGTTTGCAAAATCTCTCAACTCCAAAAAAATGAATAAGAAAATTCTTGGCGAGTTTATTTCTTTGGTGGCATGACCATAGACACTTGACTAAGTGTCCGTCAAATGAAATTCAAAGCAATTTCCGACTATAATAACTTCAGTCAAACAAAACAACTAATGTCTCTGACCACCGACTACATTCGTACTTCTCTTCAAAATTTGTATGGTGAGTCTGTAACCTCTGCCGACATTCGTGCATGGTGTATGATGAATGATTCTAATTATCAAAATGTAACTAAAAAACTTTCTGATTGCAAAGTTGGTCGTGGCAAATGGAATCTTGAATTGACAAAAGAAACCATGGATGAATTGGAAGTATCTTACAGTTCTCCTGCAGCATTGCCTGCCATTGAACAAAATCTTATTCCCCGGAAAGATGATACTTTCGTCCAGTTTGGTAATTTCAGCGATCTTAAAAAAATTATTCAGTCCCGTCTTTTCTATCCAACGTTCATTACGGGTCTTTCGGGTAATGGTAAAACGTTGTCTGTAGAGCAAGCTTGTGCTCAAACAAAACGAGAACTTATCCGTGTAAACATTACTATTGAAACTGATGAAGATGATCTTATTGGCGGTTTCCGCCTTATTAATGGCAACACCGTCTGGCACAATGGCCCGGTCATTGAGGCACTCGAAAGAGGTGCTGTATTGCTCCTTGACGAAATCGACCTTGCTTCTAACAAAATTCTCTGTCTCCAATCTATCCTTGAGGGGAAAGGAGTTTTCCTTAAAAAAATCGGACGACGAGTTGAGCCTGCAAGTGGATTCAACGTCATTGCCACAGCCAACACTAAGGGTAAGGGTTCAGACGACGGACGATTCATTGGAACTAATGTGCTCAATGAAGCCTTCCTTGAACGATTCCCTGTAACTTTTGAGCAGGAGTATCCCACTCCTTCTAATGAGGTAAAGATTCTTTTGGGTGTTGCTGCTTCTGTTGGTAAACACGATGAAGACTTCTGCAGGAGACTCGTAGATTGGGCAGACATTATTCGTAAGACTTTCTATGATGGTGGTATTGAAGAAATTATCAGCACCCGTCGTTTGGTTCACATTATCCATGCATATTCAATCTTTGGTAAGAAAGAAAAGGCAATCCAAGTTTGTGTGAATCGTTTTGATGATGAAACCAAACAGGCATTCCTAGAATTGTATGATAAAGTAGATGCTGATTTTGAAATGCCAATTGACGATCAGGAGATTACCTGATATAATAAATTATGACTAATTCTTGGTCCATGCTCTATGATGAAATTTTGAAAATGGATGAAAACACTTTGAACCCAGGCACTCTCACACTTGGTGCCGAAGGTAATGATCACATTAATTTAAACATGTCTAAAAATAGTAGATATAAGTATAGTGAAGAAAAAATTCTAAAGGAACTAACTGACTATATTGTTAGAACATATGATCAGCACTATTCTGCTGGTGATGATAAAATCCAAACACTGGATTTGATTGAAGCTTGTGGTGATGGTGAGGCATTTTGCCGATCTAATATTCTTAAGTATGCTTCTCGTTATGATAGAAAAGGCACCGCACGACGTGACATTATGAAGATTCTGCATTATGCTGTTCTTCTAATGCATTTCAATGATAAGAATGCTGCGAGAGAAAATTACAACCAATGACCATGAAATTACGCGAACGCACTATGAAACTAAGTGATTCAACTCTGTCCATCCTGAGAAACTTTGCAGGAATTAACAACTCAATTCTTGTAAAGAGAGGCAATCGTCTTCGCACAATTTCTGTTGCCAAGAACATTTTGGCAGAAGCAAATCTTGATGAAGATTTTCCTTCAGACTTTGCACTCTATGATCTCAATCAATTTCTCAATGTAAATAACAGTCTTTTCAGAAATCCTGAATTGGATTTTACTGATAATGGTTATGTTGTTATTAGTGAAGGTAAGTCCAAGCAAACTTTCTTCTTTGCTGATCCCAATGTAATTGTCACTCCTCCTGATAAGGACATTACCCTTCCCACCGAGGATGTTTGCTTTGAACTGAGCACTGAACAACTTGATAAACTTCTTAAGGCAGCTGCTATCAATCAACTTCCTGATTTCTCTGCGATTGGTAAGAATGGTAAGGTGACTTTGGTTGTTCGTGATAAGAAGAACGACACCTCTAACAATTTCAATATTGTTGTTGGCGAAACTGATTCCGAATTCACATTCAACTTTAAAGTGGAGAACATCAAAATTCTTCCAGGAACCTATGATGTGGTTGTCTCACAAAAACTTTTGTCACGATTCACCTCTAAAAATCATGATCTGACTTATTATATTGCTCTGGAACCTGATTCTACTTTCGAGTGATATGAACATCTTTGTGACCTCTCCCAGTCCTTGGGAGTCTGCCAGGGTTCTCCCTGACAAGCACATCGTCAAGATGCCCCTAGAGACTTGTCAAATGCTTGCTATTGTATGCTCCGACAAGTGGGGTCATAACTTTGGCACTCTTCCTAGAGCAGATGGCAGTGCCTATGCTACTGAGAAGGGTGCCTTTCGTAATCATCCCTGCACTAAATGGGCAAATCAATTTGTAACCAATTGGCAGTGGTTGCTTGCTCATGGACTTGCTATGTGTGATGAATACACTGCTCGTTATGGTAAGGTTCATACGTGTCAGAAGACTCTTCTAGCAGCAAAAGAGATACTTCCTATGGCAGACCCACAAGGTCGTAGTGGAAAGGGTCCGACACCCTTTGTATTTGCGGGACCTGATGAATTCAAGTATGATACGAGCATTGATATTTTCACTGCTTACAAAATGTATATTTCATCTAAACCATGGGTAAAAGATAATTATCTTCGCATCCCATCTAGAAAACCGGATTGGATATAAATGAAACATATTCTTTTTACCCTTAATGGGTGTCCATATGGATTACTAGATGATGAAGCACACATTCGCAATGTACTAGCAAACGCATCAAATCTTTCTGAAAGTACATTGCTGAATATTTCATCTCATAAATTTGATCCTCATGGTGTAACTGCCATAGCACTTCTTGCCGAGTCTCATATTAGTATTCATACATGGCCAGAGAATGGTATGGCAGTATGTGATGTGTTTACATGTGGTGAACATACAAATCCACGATCAGGTGCCACATACATGTATGAAGCAATGGGTGCAACAGACATTGTATCCGAAATCTTTACTCGACCTTTGAAATGACTAAAGTTGATGTCCCAATGAGAATAACTGGTAGTATCCTAGTGATTACTGCATACTTTGTTGTTCTTCACATTAATATAACTCTCGGAGTTTTTTTACACTTTGTTGCTGATATGATTTCAGTTCCTTACTTTATAAGGACAAAATCTTGGGATGTTGTTATTATGCTAGGATTCCTTCTAGCGATTAGTTTTAGTAAATTACTTTTTTGATTATGCGTAATGAATTCCTTTGGGTTGAAAAATACCGACCCAAAACAATTGAAGAATGTATTCTTCCTGAGAATACTAAAGAAACATTTCAAAAGTTCCTAGATAAAGGTGAGATACCTAACATGCTTCTTGCGGGACCTGCGGGGTGCGGCAAAACAACGGTAGCAAAGGCATTGTGCAATCAACTGGGAGTAGACTATTATGTCATCAATGGATCGGATGAGGGACGCTTCCTTGATACTGTCAGAAACAATGCGAAAAACTTTGCTTCGACCGTATCACTTCAAGCAACTGCAAAACACAAAGTCATCATCATTGATGAGGCAGATAACACAACGAACGACGTACAACTCCTCTTACGGGCGTTTATTGAGGAGTTTAGTAGTAATTGCAGGTTCATCTTTACATGTAACTTTAAAAACCGAATTGTCGAACCACTCCACTCAAGATGTGCCGTCGTTGAATTTGGAATCAAAGGAAAAGATAGACAAACAATTGCTGCTCAGTTCTTCAAACGCATCCAAGAAATCTTGGGTGCAGAAGGTGTTGAATATGATAACAAGGTCCTGGTAGAATTAATCAACAAGCACTTCCCTGATTGGCGTCGTGTCTTGAATGAGTGCCAGCGTTATTCTGTAAGTGGAAAGATTGATGCTGGCATTCTTGCTACTTTTTCTGATGTTGCCGTAAATGATCTCCTCAAAAATCTCAAAGAAAAGAACTTCCCGGAAGTTCGGAAGTGGGTGGTATCTAACATGGATAATGATACTACTGTACTTTTGCGTCGTATTTACGATGCTCTTTATGTTTCCCTTGAAAACAATAGCGTTCCTGCTGCTGTGCTTGTGCTTGCTAAGTATCAGTATCAGTCGGCATTCGTCGCGGACCAGGAGATAAATATGCTTGCTTGTTTAACCGAAATTATGGTGGAGTGTGAATTTAAATGATTGATGTAAAACTGCTACGAATTGTGACCGGAGAAGAAGTTATTGCAGAACTTCTATCTGAAACAGAAGAAACTATTACAGTACAAAATGGTCTTGCAGTTCTTCCAACAAATAATGGTGTTGGATTTGCTCCATGGGCAACTGTGATTAGTAAAGACAAACCAGAGATTACGATCTCTAAAACTCATCTTGTATATGTTGCAGAAGTCCAAGAGGATGTCTGTAAAAAATACAATGAAATGTTTGGTAGTAAATTGATTACTCCAGATTCTAAAAAACTAATTGTGTAATTATGAAACAAAAGAAAAAGTGTCAAGTTAAATCCAAGTTCTACTATATCTTTTGGGGAACTGCTACAGTATCAGTTTTATTGGGGCAATTATATGTCGGAACTGGATATCGTGTATTACATTATGATATGCAAGAATTACTGAACAAGGTTGACGGAGTTCTTCTTCATAAGGATGAACCGAACTACCTATGAGTTTTTTAAAAACTGACAAAAGTAATTTAGTTGAACCAAGAGTAAAAACTACTCCCCAGAATGTTCAAGAGGCAAATGAAGCACTCTTTCGTGCTAAAATGACATTACCTGCTGCCGCAAAACTTTGTGGCATGACTCATAAAGAAATGAAATTAACTTTCTGGGAATTTTTGAAATACAACAAACCTGATTATGAAGTGCCTGAGAGTTGATGTAAAAACTCAAGTCAATATCCTCATCAACGATGATGATGATTATTGGGCAATCAAACACAACGCAATGCAACAAGTGCATGATGACATTCACTGGCACTTGAAAGATAAATTTATTATTGATTATGAAATCTCTGAAAACTCCCCTCAGGTATCCAGGGGGTAAATCCCGTGCCTGTGTCAAAATGGATGAGTTTATTCCCGATCTAAGGGAGTATAATAATTACCATGAACCATTTCTTGGTGGTGGTAGTGTTGCCATCCACATTACAAAAAAATATCCACACCTAGATGTCTGGGTAAATGATTTATACGAACCCCTCTATAACTTTTGGAGAGTTCTGCAGGATGATGGATATGAACTTTATAAGAGACTTCAAGAATTAAAATCTAGACATCCAGATCGTGGATCTGCCAAAGGTCTATTTCTTGAGGCAAAAACTGTTGTAAATGATTATGATCAAACCAATTTATTTCGTGCTTGTGCTTTTTACGTTGTTAACAAGTGCTCTTTTTCTGGTCTCACTGAGTCCTCATCCTTTAGTGCCCAAGCATCTGATTCAAACTTCTCAATGCGAGGGATAGAAAAACTGCAAGGATATACAAAAATAATTAAAGATTGGAAAATTACTAATCTTAGTTATGAACAACTCCTCACTGATGATAAGGAGTGCTTTACTTATCTTGATCCCCCATACGATATTAAAAGTAATCTTTATGGGAAAAAGGGAAGTATGCATAACAAATTCAATCATGATGATTTTGCCACTGATTGTGATAGATTTATTGGACCTCAACTCATATCTTATAATTCATCTCAATTAGTCAAAGATCGTTTTCAAGGATGGGAAGTGGGAGAGTTTGATCTTACCTATACGATGAGGTCTGTGGGTGAGTATATGCGTGAGCAAAAAGATAGAAAAGAACTTCTTCTTATGAACTATGATAAGAAGTCAAAAATAAAAACTGTATTTGAAGGGTGTTATAATTTCTCTAAGTTGAAGAAAGAGGGATTAGTATGAATAAATCAATGCGCGAAAAATTAGATAATCTTCGCCAAAGAAAAAACAAAGACTATCAAAATATTGTTTATTACTCATACAAAATGAGTATTCATGAGCATATCAATAATCATGAATTAAAACGTTTGGAACATAGCATTAGATCATTGCGAGAATTTAACAATGAGATATGTGTTTATTTGTTCTGTGATAATCCGGACTTCATCTCTTCTGATTTTTGCTCAAACTATGATGTAAATTTTAGATCTTTTGTGGATGGATTTGACCACGATATGTTAAGTGCCTGGTCAATTCACAGATGGTATAATCTTAAATACTTTGAAGGTAGATCCTGCAATATTCTTTATCTTGATTCTGATACTATTTTTTATGATGACCCTCAGTATCTTTTTGACACCTATTGTCATCGTGATGTGTATGGTAGAGAAGAGTTTGGATTCAGGCATGACCCCAATACAGGTGGCGGCAGGGGCATCAGAGAGTCCTTAGATAAGGTAGATGCTGCCATCTATGATCTAGGGGGAAAGCGTGAGGTTTATAAGTATTGCCTAGGTGTGATATTGATGAATAATAATTTTCACGATCAAATCATTGACCGTCTTGATGAACTCACTAAACTGATGCAACTCTTTAAATTTAGTGAAGAGTTAATGCCAATTCCTAATCCACGAATTGTTGATCAGTATGCTGTGTGGATTATCTTCAGTCGTCTTGAATTGGTTGGTGATATGTTTGCCACTCAAGATGTGACTATGGGATTCAAGGAACAAAAGCACGAAGAATTTTTTAATCCTGTTGTTCTTCATTACACAACAAAAGGTGAGCAGGGACTTGCCGAGTCTGATGAGAAGTATGCTAATCTTATTAGAGATACTGACGAGTTAGGCGCAGAAATAGACCCTTATAGTATGATGTTATCATGACCGAATTAAAAGATTGGCTCAACTCTATCAATCAAACTAAGAAGCATTTGATTGATGAAGACCCCTTGGTTGAAAAAGAATATCCTCCTTATATTGTCAACCGTTGTTTCTCCGGACATCTTGATGCAATTATGTTTGCGAATGAGATGAACAAGTATCATTTTCTTCCAAAGAAGATGCAGTATGATTTTATGCTAAATAGTCTGAGGAAAAAGAAGAGGTTCTCTCCCTGGCTCCGACAAGATAAGATCAAAGATCTTGATTATGTCAAACGTTATTATGACTATAGTAATGAGAAGGCAAAACAGGCTTTGAAAATTCTAACAACAGAACAACTTAATTTTATTAAATCAAAATTTGATACTGGAGGAACAAGATGAGTGTGGTTCAAGAGCCTATTGTGAAATGGTCGCCGGAGCAGATGGTTGAAGTGGTTCTTGGAGAACCTGATGACTTTCTCAAAGTAAGAGAAACACTGACAAGAATTGGTGTTGCATCAAGAAAGGAAAAAAAGATTTATCAATCTTGCCATATCCTTCATAAACAAGGTCGTTATTATCTTGTGCATTTTAAAGAACTTTTTGCACTAGATGGTAAACATGCTAATATCACAGTTAATGATGTCCAACGACGTAATCGTATTGCTCAATTACTTGCTGATTGGGGTCTTATTAGCATCGTTAGTGCTGATAAAATACAAGATATTGCTCCACTGAATCAGATTAAGGTTCTTTCGTATAAAGATAAGCAAGACTGGATTCTTGAAACCAAGTATAATATTGGGTCCAAAAAGAAAAAGGTTGAAGAAACCGAATAGGGATAAATAAAGGAAGGTAAAGAACCTTCCTTTTTTTAATGAGCAGGATATTACATCACGTTGATAGAAAAGACTTTAAGAAAACTCGCCAAAGACAGATTGGTGAGCAGAAAAAATGTGATGCTCAAAAATTAAAAGAGTGGCAAGAAGCAGAAGAAGAAAGAAAACAAATAGAGGAAGCAGCAAGACCTTACAAGTCTGATTGGAGAGAAGAAATAAACCTTCAAGAGAGTGATTGGACTCCTGTTGCAGGTTCTATTGCTAACTCTAGTTCGCAGACATTTCAATATGGTGGAGAGGGAGGTCCTATAGCAACGTTCTCTGGTCTTGGTGGAGTAGAAGCATACCCATCTACTGTGTCAGTGAGTGGTGAAACTTTAAATACACCAGATTATAGTCAGTTGGGAATGCAGGGTTATGCACCACCACTTGGAAACGTTAATAGAAGACGTGATTATGAAGATGTAAATCCAAGACTTGATGCATCCCAGGAATTTGCACAGAAAGTTGGTGCTGATGAGTTTATGAATGCTAGACTTGATACAGATAGATTTGATCAATCCATCCAAGCAAGACGCAATAAACTTGACGCAATTAATAAAGCATCTGAAGATATTAATAAAAAGTACCAAAAATTAAATAGTGAATTATACGATGAATATTTCGATAAGGCTGGTATTAAAAAAAATGCTTATGGGATTCCTAGAAATGTCTCAAACATTCCCTATAATCTTCGGAAGGAACTGGATGTTAAATTACAGAAGAATGAGGATGCAAGACAAAGAGAATTTGATGCATTAATGAATTGGAATAATAGTCCAATAACCGCATCAGACCCTGATTCAGTAAGTTATAATGGTGATGCATCAACATATGATCCAAGTATCTTTCCTAATGAACCAAATCCTGATGTTGGGACATCTCCTAATGAACCAGCACCAACTCCTGATGATGATGTATTAGACTTATTATCAAAACTACCTGGTCTTAGTTCTGCAAAAAATTTCGTAGACCACTATATTGATAATTTTGTAAAAGGTGATGGAAAGCAAGATCAGAATTTAACAAACTTACTTTCAAAAGATGATCTGAATTACTTGAAAAATTCTCTGGCAAAACAACCTGAATTTAGAAATCTAAGACCACAGACTAATGTTCAGGATGTACTTGATCGTGTAATGAAAAATGCACCGAGAGGAATTACAAATAGCATCGGAAATGGTTCTAAATTGGATGTGGATTATTATAATAGAACTGGTGACTATAAAATTGATAAAGATTATGTCTTTACTCAAGAAGCAGATTTAGAATATAGGGGACTTCCTAGTAATCTACTTACAAAACCTATTATTGATGCACCTAAAAATTATGCTAAATTAAAAATGGATGGTGATATATCTCCATTGATTCAAAATCCGATGAGATTTCACGTTATTATTCCAGGTCCACGGAAGAAGAGAAAAGTGGAGGAATCAACTTTTGATAGAATTCGCAAACATCGGTAATCCGAACTCCTGATTTTTAAGAGTGTGTTATAAATAATGATGGATGCCTTCGGGGTCCACAAAACACAAACTCGCTTTTAAAGGAGCTACAATCATGGGAAACCTTGCACGGTATACTGCTGCGGACCTACCTGCGTTGATGGAACGCATAAATAGGAATAGCATAGGAATGGATGAATACTTTGATAGGTTGTTTAATCTCCACGAAACAACGAAGAATTATCCACCATTTAATCTAGTCACGGTCAGCGCAGTAGAATCAAGACTAGAACTTGCACTTGCAGGATTTAAAAAGAAAGAAGTAAATGTCTACACACAAGACGGAAAACTCTTTGTCGAAGGACAGAAAGAGGATACTGAATCAGAAACCACTTATGTCCACAGAGGAATGGCTCAACGATCTTTCACCAGATCTTGGACATTGGCAGAGGATACGGAAGTTAGATCAGTTGAATTTGAGGATGGGTTACTAAGTATTGTTCTAGGAAGAATTGTACCCGAACATCATCAAAAGAAAGTTTGGTTTTGATATTCTGACAGATTTTTGCTGCGGTTGATACAGAAGTGTATCATAGTGATACAGTATAATCTATATAATTATGTAATCTGATGGAGCCCATTATGAACTTCACCATGACTACCATACTTTTTGGTACAACAGCATCTCTTTTTAGTTGGGGTGTACTGTATCCCGTTCTGTCCTAATACCTCCTGAACCATGGAAATTCTAGCAATCATCGCAGCAATCTCAGCAACATCATTAGGAGCATATTGGATGACACCTAAAAACTGAATAAATATAATTGAATATCGTCGTCGCAGACGGAGGGGAAACTGGCAAAATCCAGTTAATGCCCCTCTTTTTTTGTATCTAAATATCAACGTTAGTGAGAGGAGTATGCTATCTACTCAGTATAGATTAAAATTAGAGTTTATCTGTAAATGTATCGCAAACAATGAAGATGTAAAACTAGATGATATGATCTGGGCGCAGAAACTTGCTAAAGCAAATACCTCTGCTAATGAGATGTTGAAGATGGCAAGACGCCAAGCATCACAAAATATCGAAGAAGGTAGCACAGACGATTTTCTGAATAGGATGGGTTTAGGAGATCCCGATCCATCCAACCATAAGAAGGGATTTACTGATGCTGACGATATTAAGAGTTGGTTTCAGCAAGACAAACCGGATGATTGGAGGCAACGAGATTAATGCCAAGTGAATTTGATTACGTCGAAGCACCTACTGAAGGTGAAGTTGATAGATGGGGATTTACAATTAAACCCTCTATCAGTGATAATGAATTAATTATTATATGTTTAAAAAACGCTCCTTGTGGATCAGATAAGAAACAAGTTGAACGATTAATCAAAAATTATGAAAAATAAAAAACCGGATTATGTGTGTGTCACGACATGGAATCCCATGTTTGAATGTGTGCGCTATCATTGGGTTCACAAGTCCGAAAAGGATCCTGTGAAATTTGTAAAAAATCTCAACCCCGATGAGGTGCTTTTTTGAAACAACTATTTGTAGTTGATACTGGTGACAATGAATGTGTCACTCACGATGGATATATTCAGATTGGCATCTTCAATCACTCTGTGGAAAAACATCTTGAATTAAATCCCCTGATTGATTGGCAGGTGACATATTGGATGCCAGATGTCTGGGCAAATAGATATAAGAGAGTATCATTTCAAAAAACTGAAAAAATGAATGAAGGTTCGCCTAGAACTGATAATGCTCTAGACAGTCGTCCAAGAGACTTTCCAGATCAACCAACCGAAAGATTAGAAAGAACATTATGAAGATGTGGGAGACAAAATGTGTTGGATGTGGTA